CGAGATCACCGAGCTGTTCAAGCACGCCGTAGAGCTGGAATACGCCTACGCCGAAGACACCATGCCACGCGGCGTACTGGGCCTGAACGCCGAGATGTTCAAGGAATACCTGCGCTTCATCGCCAACCGCCGCATGCAGCAGATCGGCCTGGAGCAGCTGTTCCCCGGCGTGAACAATCCGTTCCCGTGGATGAGCGAAATGATGGATTTGAAGAAAGAGAAAAACTTCTTCGAGACCCGCGTGACCGAGTACCAGACCGGTGGTGCCCTCGACTGGGGCTAATCAGTTGACATTAAAAAGGCCGGAGGCTAATGCTTCTGGCCTTTTTTGTTTGTAGGCCGGATAATATTTGCATTCATTCGGGATTCTGTCATGGACGAAAACAATACAAGCGGGTCGGACTTTAGCCTTGACGTAGAGCTTAACTATGATCGCGCGCTGGGCGATCTGGAGAAGTTCTTCGAGACGCTTCGCGCCCGCAGTGCTGTTGCCCTGGGGGACATCAAAGTCAACACAGCCCCTGTAGCCGCCCTGGGGCAAGTGTCCAAGGGGTCGGAGGGGCATGTTTCGTCTTTGGTAGAGCGAACCGATTCGCTAACAGCGTCCATGGACACGCTGCGCTCGGCTGCGAATGACTTGGCCAAAGCTATGGGCAAGGGCTATGCCAAGCAGTTCATTGAGCACGCGCAGGCAATGATGGTGGCTGCCGACGCTGATGTAAACGCCCGGACAATGAACATGAGGCGCGTTGCGGCGCTGGACTCGAAGTATCGAGACCAGATGGCCGACAGTGCCAAGAAGCGCCTGCAGAATCAGGTTCGCTCTTATGCGGATATTCTGAAGGCCACTGACCAATTCACCGAGGCGCAGATCAAGCGCCTCGCTGAGATGGAGTTCGGCCAGCTAGCGTACGCAGATGCCATGCTGCCGATGACGCAGCGCATTGAGCGACGCCTCAGAGAGCTTCGCCTCGCTGAAATGTCCACGACGGGGCAAGAGGTACGTAAGGCTGGCCTTGCCGAGCATAAGCGCCGCGTGGATCAGATTAAGGCCCAGGGCGCTGAGGTTGCAGCCTTAGAGGCGAGAAACGCCGCATTCCTGACGAAGAAGCCGGCCCAGCGACGCGCGGTGGTCCAGCACATCCAAGACGTAAAACGCCGGGTAGCTAGAAACATTGCTACACGGCTACCCGCCGACGCGGATCGGGATCTGGTAGCCGAGCGCGCAGAGCAGAAACTCATCGGTAAGTATGGGGATGTGGCAGTCGGCGCGGCCAACCTTTACGAGGGGAGAAACCGCACAGGCTTCGGGGTTCACGCAGCACAAGAGAAGTTGCTCACCAAGTCGCGCATGGAGTCCGCGGCGGCGGCGCAGGCCGAGGAGGATCGGAAGCAGCGGGCCGCTGACGCAAAAGCAGCCAGGTACCGGCGCAGCCATCTTACGGAGCTAAAGCGCTCGGCTGACGAGCAGTATAGAGAGCAGAAAGCGCTGCTGCAGGACTGGTTGAAGGCGAAGGATAAGCACACTGCGGCTCAGGAGTCGGCGGAGCGGACGGCTAATCGGGCGGCGGTCAAAGCTAGCGCTGCCATGCACCAGGAGAGCCTAGTACGTGAAGCTGCCGAGCTGAAGTCACTCAAGAAGTTACGCGACCGCGGCCATGCCGAGGCGCTTGCCGACATCAAGAGCAATTCGGATGAGATGTATACGGCAGCCAAGCGGGACGCTGCCTATCAAGCGTTAACCGGCGAGAAGCAACTTGATCGTCTGGCACAGCTGGCGGAGCGCCGCGCTAGCCTGGAGCGCTCCCAGCGGCTCAGCGGGCATGCCTACGGACCTGCGGTGGCCAGAGCCAACGAGGCCAAACTTCTGAGGGAGTTCGGGCCGCAGGCGGTACAGGAGCTTAACGAGGCTATGTCCGCTGTCGGCAATATTGACACCGAGGCGTTCGCACGCGCCCGCCGTGAGATGGTGGACACTCACAAGCAGCGTAAGGCACTCCAAGAGGACCTTAACCGCACACAGCAGGAGGCGAACACCCGCCTGGAGCAGGCCGCTAGGGCACGGTTTAATCGACTCTCCAAGGAGGAGCAACGAGCTACGCTGAAAAGCGTCGCTGATCGTCTTGCGCGCAATGAGCAGATGGACGACATCGCTCCATGGATGCTGCGAAAGGCTGCCGGATACACTTCAAGGTCCGCCGAGGTCAAAAAGCCGGAGCACACCAAACTGCGCGAGATGTTTGGTGTTCAAGGTGAGCAGTCCTACCGAGACCTGGGCAACCAGTGGCACAGCGCGGCCCGGGGCGTAACTGGTGTTGCCGGCGGCACCTGGATGACCTACGGCGATTTGATCCCTATCGCTACGGCCGCAGCCGCCACGGCCACCGCGTACATGGTGGGCAGCAAAGGCGCGGCATATAGCCGAGACTTGGGCTACGTACGCGAGCTGAGCCGTACACCGGAGCAGTCGGACACGATGCTGCGTGAGCGCATCAGCGGGCTGTCAGACAACCTCCTGCAGCGCTCCAGGTACTCGGGATACTCCGCGACAGAGCAAATTGGCTCTGTACGAACCCTGGCGCAGGCCGGCTACAACGCAACCCAGGCGAACGCCATGGTTCCGCAGGTAAACGCGCTGGCTACTGTAGGCGACACTACGACGGACACCGCTGCGATCACCCTTGCGGGTACGATGTCTGCCTTCCAGATGGACCCGTCACAGGCTTCACGGGTGGCGAACGTCATGGCTATGGCGGCCAACGAGTCGCAGACTTCCGTCGAGTCCCTGAACGAGTCCATGAAGCAGGCTTCGTCGGTCGCTTCTGAGTATGGGGTATCGCTTGAGGACACGGCCACGGTCCTGGCGCTGCTGGCGAAACGGAATATCACGGGCAGCGCTGCGGGTACGGCGTTCAAGAACATGCTCGTGGATTTGGGCGGCCGTACTCGACAGAGCACAAAGTACATCAAAGAGCTGGGTATCGAGCTTTATGACGCCGCCTCGGGCAGAGCGAAAGCCCTGCCAGTCGTGCTTGATCAAGTTCTGGCCAAGCTGAGTACCCTGAGTCAGCGAGAGCGAAACTTCTACACCCACAAGATATTTACGGAGCGAGGCCTCAAGCCAGTCGCGGCCGTTCTGGGTGAGGGTATGGGCGAGTATGACCGGATGAAGGGGCGGATTGAAGAGTCCCAGTCCGGTGGCGGTTACGTCGCTCAGGCCGAAAAGCGTCTCAACGAAGGGACAGCGTCCGGTCAGTGGAAGATGGTCAAGAACAGCCTGGAGGCCGAGGCTATCGAGGCGTTCTTGCGTTCCGAGGACGACCTGATCGCTGCGATGAAGGCCATCCGCGCGGAGCTGAACGGCGGAGGCATCTCTGGCGCGCTGCAGACGTTTATCAGCGGTGTTAGTACTGCGGCCAAGTTCACCGCGCAGTTTTCTGGGGTACTGACTTCGCTAGCAGGGGCTATTGGCGCGTACGGTGCATTCAGAATTCTCGGCGGCGGCATTGCCTTGATCTACACACAAGGCCGACTAGCGAAAGTGGCCTTGGGCGAGCTAAGCGCAGCAACGGTAGTCTGGAGATCCACATCTGCGGCAGCAACTGCATCTACTCTGACACTGGCTACGGCTGAGCAAGTGGCGGAGGCCAGAACGATTGCACTTGGGCGCGCATTCAGGTTTCTTCAGGTGGGTATCCCGGTAATAGGTGCGGCCCTTCTGGGTGCAACCCTCCTCTACGACGCACTCACAGAAAGCGCATCGGAGACCCGTGAGGAGCTTGAGCGCACGGACTACGCCAAGATGGCAGATGAGGCATCTACAGGGTTCGAGGAGGTACATCGTCGCGGCCAGAGTATGTACCAGAGCCTAGTCAGCGAAGGGAGTACGTACGCGAAGCGTGAGGCTAAGACCGTCCAGGAGGCGATTGATAACGGCGAGCGCCTGCTTAAAGCAGCTGACCAGACTCAGCAGTACCTAACCCGCACGTCGGCCGGCAGTGCAGCACAGATCCATCAAGAATACCGAGACAGACAGCGCCTAATCATTCAAGACACGTTTGAGGATGCAAAGCGCCTGTACGACGGCACCGCTGAGGGGCGTCAAAAGCTGCTGGAGCTGGCCGCGAATGCCGCGAACGAGGAGGTTCGCATCGAGCGGGAGAAGGTTGCCGAGATCGTAAAGGCGAATAGTCAGTTGTACGGCGATAAGCTCACATCTCTGGTACCTGTTCGCCAAATGGGCATGCGCAAGGATGACGCCGGCGTTATGGTCGGTGACCCTAAAGAGCTGCTGCAGCTGCTCCAGAACAAGGTCAATCCGGCGTGGCACGAAAGTCTACGTGGCGCACAGCTGGGGGAGCGCCAGCGCACTGACCTCCTGCAGCTGCAGGATGGCATGTCCTCTGTGTACGCCAAGTACCCGGAGCTGAAGTCGAACAAGGAGATCTCTCGTTTAGTCGGGATCATGGGTAAGGTCTTGGCCAAAGACCCAACCATGCAGATTAGAGATGCCTTGGACGCAACGCGCATTCAGGTAAACGACGTTCGCGGTACACCGAACTCACCAAATAAGCCTGGCGAGGCCGGAGGTCGGAACCGTACTGCGGATAACGCTGAGTCGCTACAGGCGAAGGCCGAGGCGGGCGCGAGCCGCAGAACGGTTGCGCGCCGACGCCCAGCTTAACTTGGACTTGGCGAAGCAAGCCGGCTGGCCATCTGCAGCTGTAGAGGCGATTACACGCACTCTGAACGAGACGGCAATCTCGGAGTTCCAGGCAGAGTCGAAGAAGCGTTTGGCGGAGATGGAGCGGGACGCGAAGGCGCTGATTGAAGCGAAAAAGCCTGAAGAGGCAAAGGCTGTAAGGGCTGCGGCGACAAAGACGGCCGACGCCGACGCCAGGTACGCCACCAACCTGGGAGAGCGAGACGCTGCGGCAGCCGCAGAGCGCGCCGCCAAGCTACAGATGACGCTAGGCACTGCCCAAGCCGCCACTGCAGAGAAGCGTGCGGAACTGACTATGGTGCGCATTGGTGAGTTGGGTGAGAGTCAGGTACGCCAGGCGTACAAGATCTTGGACATCGAACGGGACCTGGTAGAGGAGCAGGCCAAGAAGCTGGACCAGGGTACGGATGAAGAGAGGCAGCTGGCCAGAAGTATTCGGGCACGAGACCGTGCATTGGACCTGGCCAAGCGCGAGGTGGCCATCCGAAAGGAGCGCACCGGTGAAAAGCTTTACAGCGCGGCGTCCGGCGCGGCTACCAACGCTATGGGCACGGGCCTCAATAACTGGTTCAGCACGCAGACGTCTGACAGGGCTAAGCAAGAGTTCGAGAAGCAGAACGGCCGTAAGCTCAGCATCGGGGAGGACGTCCTCAAGCCGGCTGGCGCCGCTGCAGGTAACGCGGTGTTTGGCAGCCTCGTGACTATGGCTATGGATAAGGTCCAGTTGGCCATGCGAGACGGCATGCGCTGGATGCTGGAGGACGATAAGTTCGGAGAAACCACGGAGGAAGCTCAGCTCCAGGTTCTGCGAGACATTTACGCGAAGATGGGGGGAGCACAGCTTCAACCTGCAGCATCGGGCGCTGTAGCCCCGGGCGCAGCGCAAGGATCTGACGCTGCAACCGCTCAAGCGGCGCAAGCCGGCCAAGCGGCAGGGGCGTACCGAAGCGTGGGCAGCGCAGCCCAGGCCACCGCTACGAGCGTCAGCCAGAACACGCAACTGATGTTCGGCTTAATGACCTCAGCTGTCGTGGCGTTCTCTATGAGGGGTAAGTCGGCAATCAAGCAGTTCGCAGCCCTTGCAGTTGTGGAGTTGATGCGTGTCTACCTGATGCAGAGGGCTGTGGGTGCCGTGGCCGGCGCGGGCGGCGGTGGGGCTGCCGCCGCTGGGGCTTCGGCGGCGACTGCAGCGCCGGCTGTGGGGGCGGGAATGAGCGCCCTTACGTCGTTCGCTACCACCGCCGCGGGCACCGCAGTGGGAAGCTATCTGGCCAACAAGTCTAGCGGCGGTAATAGCCAGGGGAGCCAGACGACGCAAAGCGTAGTTCAGGCGGGTGGCGTGTCCGTAGGGAATATCTCTGTGGAGGTCAATGTCCAGGCATCGGGTAACAGCGTAGAAAGCTCCAGCCGAACGGGCGGTGGTGTCGGGGCCGCTTTGGGCGAGCAACTGGCCGTAGGTGTTCGAGGGGTTATTGTTCAAATGGCACGTAGCGGAGAGTTGTACCAACTCGTCCGCGCAGGAGGTTAACAATGGGGGTTCCAGTACTGGTGGCCACGCCAGACTACGGGTGGGCTCGATCAAACGTAGACGGTCGGCAATTTATCAACTTTGGCCGTAACTACGCCGGCACATACTCCCAAGGTATCACTAGGTCGAAAATTCGGATGTCGGTGAAATTTAGCCGGGAGCCCGCAAAGGCTCAACCGATCTATGACCTGCTCGATACGGCGACATACAAGCCGGGGTACTTCCGCTGGCAGGCACCGGGCGATGTGCCCAGGTACTGGACGGTGGACCCGGAGTCTTTGGACATGACCGGCGACGCCTACGGCCGCTGGGTAGTCTCCGCAAAACTTACTGAATGGCTTCAGGTTGGTGGGGTGGTATGAATATTTTAGGAACAGTCTCTGAGCTAGACCAAGGCGCGACAATAGAGATGCATGAGGTTGATGCGCGGAGCTTTGGGGGCGACTTTTACCGGTTTCACGACGGCCTTAATCAAGGGGTGGGCGAGCTTATTTGGTGTGGGAAACCCTACACGTTCTGGCCGGTAGACATCTCTGAGATGAAGGTGGAAGGCGACAGGCCGACGCGACCAACGCTCAGGCTCGGCAACCACTCAGGCGTCGTGACCAGGCTCTGCAACGACTTTGACGACCTGGTGGGGGCGATATACACACTGAGGGTGACGAAAGCGAGGTACCTCGACTCGGCCAACTTTGAGGGCTGGAGGGGTTACGCCGTCGCTCTTGAGGGCGACAGCACGCTGACAGGACCGCTGCCGCAAAGTACCAGAGCGGTGATCATAGAGCTGCAGACGCCTACGGAGACAGAGGCGGGCAAATCAGCAAGCATTTTGAGCTTGGTCGGAGGTACCCCCTTAGCGGTGTCGTCGGTGGATGGCCGGCTTGAGCTGCACGCTGGGGGTAAGGTTGCGATTCTGGCTGAGGCGTCGAAGGGGCAGAAGTTTACCGTCTCGCTCTCGATGGAAAACACAGCGGGTAAGCTGACGGTTCGTGGCCACGTCAACGAGGCTGTGGTTACCCTGCAGACAGACGCCGTGTACGCTGAGCCAGTCTCAATGGTCATCGGCGGTGTGTCGAATCAGGGCTTGCGGGTTCGTTCCGTAGCCACACGGGCGTACGGCCTGTCCCTGCAGGATATTCGGGCTTACGTGGCTACAGGCGTTATCGCAAACCCAGGAACCCACTACCGATTCAATCTGGGGACGATACGGGACGAGGTGACCAACACGCTGCTTAACGCCAAGCAGACCGAGACGACCACGCGAGAGGAGTACTACTACTCGCTCTATGGGATGAGCCGACAGGCTGTAGAGCGCTTGGATAGTATTGGCTCCATATACCTGGTTGACTGGGTTAAGACCAACCCAACGGCGTCCATCTTTGAGGAGTTTCCAGCAGAGCGGTTTCGCATCGTTCGTAAGGCGTCTGAGAGCCCTCTGGAGGTTGCCTTCGAGCTAGCGCCTCTGCATGACGTGAAGGGTATAAAACTGCCGTTGAAGGTGGTTACCGAGAACGTGTGCCTCCACGAGTACCGAGGCGAGTTCTGCCGCTACGCAGGACCGCCGCGGGACATTAACGGCGAGATTATTAACATCCCGCCAGACGCCACGGAGGCGAAGCGTGCGGAACTGCTGAGTCGTGACGACTGCTCTCACGACAAGCGGGGTTGCGTGGTGCGTTTTGGCCGGGTGCTCCCTATCGGGTGCTTCCTGGGTGCAGGGAGGGTGGGCCGATGAAGCTACCGCAGCTGGCCTTGGAGCACGCCAAGGCCGCGTACCCCCAGGAGTCTGGGGGTTTTCTCGTGCTGGTAGGTGGCGTCCCCACATACATCCCAGCCACAAACGCGGCGGCCAACCCTATGCAGGAGTTTAGGGTGCTGCCTGCGGAGCGGCTGAGTGCTGAGGAGCTGGGCGAGTTGGTTGGGTATGTCCACAGCCACCCAGATGAGAGCGACGAGCCCTCCCCGGCTGACCTCCTTCAACATGATGAGACCGGCCTGTGGGACTTCATTATCAGCGTTGTCCGCGGGGAGGTGGCTAGCGTTAGAGCCATCCCCCCTGGTAGGGAGGCAAAGCGTCCACTTCTTGGGCGTAAGTTTACCCATGCCGTGGACGATTGTTACAGCATCATCCGTGACTACTACAGGCGATACGAGGGTATCGCGCTGCCTGATTTTCACCGGCCAGACCTTTGGTGGGAGAAAGGTTTGAACCTGTACCGTGACTACCTCCCACTGGCGGGATTTAGGGAGATCGACCGCTCGCAGCTGCTCCCAGGCGACCTGATACTGATGAGAATCCTGTCGCCTGTTGAGAATCACGCAGTCGTCTGGCTAGGTGATGGTGTTATCATTCATCATCTTTATGGCCAAATATCAATGACAGATGACTACAAGCCAGCTTACGTTGAACGCACAGCCAGCTTTTGGCAACACCGCGAGAAAGGTCGTCCTCGCTGGGAGACTTGGCAGCAGGTTTGGTGAGCTTCACACGCTTTACGCTAACACTGTGCGCGAGATCATATCCATCTTGCGTGCAAATTTTCCTGCATTAGATCAGGTGCTTGCAACGCATGAGGTTCATATCGTTGCGGGTCGCACCTCTTTAGGTTTCAACGATCTAGCCCTACCCCACGACGGCAAAGAGATCGTTATCTCCCTGGCTACGCGCCACTCCAAGAAGGGCCTTTTCCAGACAATCGTGGGTGCAGCCTTGATGTGGTTTGCTCCGGGCGTTGGCGGGGCGCTCAGTACTATCCTGTTTACGGCCGGTGCAATGATGCTTTCCTACGGCATGTCCAGGATGTTCCAGCCACGCCTACCGAATATTGAGCAAGACACCGCCACGGGTAAAGAGTCCGACATCTTTACAGGGGGGCAGAATTTGCCTCCCATGGGCGCGGCAGTCCCGCTGACGTTGGGTCGTGCCTGGCAGGGTGATGTGGTGGTCAGTGTTGGCGTAACAGTGGCAAGGGGTTGAACGTGGCAGAAATTCCAGATACGTACCGCAGTAAATCGACGATTCGGCTTCTTGGGCTTCTCAGTGCAGGCCCGATCAATAGGGTTCAGCAGGTAGCTATTGGCCGTGTACCCTTGAGCAACAAAGACGGTACGAGCAACTTCAGTCGCGCCGACGGTAGCCCCAACGTCCTGGTACCTCAAATTGCCTTGGGCAATCCGGTACAGGCACCCTTCGAGGGCTTCTCTGAAACAGAGAGCGAGTTCTCTGTAGGTCGTAAGGTGAAGTACCACTATCCGGTCGAGAAGGCTGTGTCAGGCCAAGACATCGACATGGTTCGCGTTACCGTAGGTATCCCTCGGTTGATGCGCCAAAACCCAAGTACGGGTGCCCCGGAGCCGGCTACGGTAGGGTTCTCTATCTCGGTGTCCTCGCAGGGCGGACCATTTCAACCGGTACCAGCTGGGTTCCACTGGGCAGACCGTCCAGGTGCCAACATTTCGGGCGCGGCGTGCGTTCGCGTGAGCGCTGCCTATCGTACGGCGTCCCGCTTGGTGTATATCCCGGGTACCGGTAATGAAGGCAAGTACGGCAGCGACAACGAGAAACCTGACAGCGGCGGCGCGTCCTATAAGGACTGGGCGGACTTCGCGGATCACGTTAAAGAGGCGCTGGGGTTTGGCGATCGAGACTCCGATCGTGACGTCACAGACGGCAAGCTAGACGCTGCGTCTGATGATCGTGATTTCGGCGGCGGTAACGACGGCGACGCTGGCGGCGGTACCTGGGCGGCCAATAACGGCACGTACGTCCAAGAGAGCTTGGCCGGCACGCTCACGCTGCGTATCCGAAACACTGCGTCACCTAGCTGGGTACACGAGCAATCCGTACAGGTTACGGGCGAAGGCACGATCACGTTGAACGACGTAAACCTGGACGCCAGCGCCGCTTACACAATCGAGATTCTGAACGACGGTAACTTTGAGTACGCCAACCAAGCATCGACGCTGGCCCTTGTGCCATGGGACGTTGTTCAGATCACTGAGAAAATCTCCTCGGCGGCGCAGTTTCAGTACAGTGTCAATCTGGCGAATTACGGTCCGGCCCCCTGGATCGTACGACTATCCCGCACCACCCCGGATACGACGGACACGGCGGTGGCGGACGAGATCACTTTCGACTCGATTACGGAGGTTCAGCGCGTCGCCCAGACCTACCCGGGCATGGCCATGGTAGGCATGCAGCTCGACGCTGCGGATTTCCCCAACGGCATCGGTGAGCGCCTGTACCTGGTAGAGGGCCTTAAAGTTCCGGTGTTCAGCAACTACGACCCCGTAGCTAGAACGTATACCGGTATCTGGGACGGCCGAATGAGCGCTCCGGGGCAAGAGCGTTGGACGGAGAACCCTGCACTACTGCTTAACGGGCTGGTTAAGTCCAAGACTGCAGGCCTTGGCCAGTACCTAGGATCAACCCAAGTAGATCCTGCCCTGCTCTACCGTGTCGCGCAGTACTGTGATGGGTTGGTACCGTCGGATCGACCACTGCTGAAAAACGGTCAAGTGGTTCGGGACGCCGACGGCCGGGTCATCTATGAATCCGAGCCGCGCTTTACTTTGGGCGTTTGGATTACCGAGCGTATGCCCGCGGAAGATTTGCTGGCGCGCATCGGCTCCGTTATGCGGGCTATCACGGTGGCAGCCGAAGGCTCTTGGCAGCTGTTCCAGGACGGGCCAGCTCCGATTGAGTACGTATTCAACAACACCAACGTAGAGAACGGCCTGTTCACCTACGAGGGTTCCGATCTGCGTTCCCGCCACAGCGCAGCCATTGTGAAGTACAAAGACGGCAACAACTACGACGATGACGCGTTTGTCTATGTTGAATCCCGTGCGGCCGTTAAGCGCTACGGCCTGCAGATCGCGGAGCTTGAGGCGTGGGGTACCCGAACGGCCAGTCAAGCGCGCCGCTACGGGCGGGCGGCGATCTTTGCTGATTGCTACCCCACCGATATGGTGCAGTTCACGACGGGTGCGGAAGGTCGGCTTATCCTCCCGGGCAAAGTATTTGCCATCAGCGACGTACTGAAAACCGGCGAGGTGGCTGGTGGCCGTGTCGTAGCGTACAACCCGGACACGCTGCAGATTACGCTCGATGAGGTAATCACTTTCGCCACCGGTAGCTTTATCTCGGTGGTGGATGACGGTGGGGTGCTGCTGGTCCGCGAGGTCTCGGCCATCGCTGGTCAGGTGGTTACGGTTAAGCCGCGCGTGGACGCTGAGGGTAAGGTGGTTCCGTTCACCGTTGCCATGGATTCCCCGTGGAGCTACGGCAAACCTAGCCTTGTTTCACGCCGGTACGTATGCGTTCGCCGCGAGGCTCAGGGCTCCAACAAATTCAGTATCACGGCCTCCGAGGTTAACCCGGGCAAGTGGAACTACGTCGATTTTGGTGACGTGCCTCAGCAGCTCGACTACGAAGACTTCCAGCGCGTACTCGACGCCCCGAGCGACCTGAGTATCACGGAGCAGACTGTGCTCGATGCCGGCGTGCCGAGAACCACGCTGCAGGTTACCTGGTCGGCAGATTCTGAGGCCACACGCTACCGAGTAGCCTACCGCCTCGGCGGAGACTCTTGGCAGACGAGCGAGTCCAATGTTCCAGAGTTCACCATCACCAATATTGCTCAAGGTACCGTGCAGGTACTGGTTTGGGCGATCTCGGCCTTTGGTAAGACCTCTGCGTCAGCGGCGTCTAAAACTCACCAGGTCAGCGGAAAATTGCCAGCGCCGGCACTCGTGGCTGGTCTGACCATCGAGGTCAACCCAGCTGGATGTGTTATCCGCTGGAACGTGGAGAAGGATCTGGCCTACCACGTATATGTGGAGGCCGCTGGCGAATACACCCGCCTGGACGCGGACAACACCAAAGGTTACTTCGACCTGGGAGGCGTCAGCCCGGGAGCGCACACCTACAGCGTTCAAGCGCGCAACGCTTCAGGCGTCCTGGGGCCGCACACCAGGGCAGCTGTAGCTATCCAGGCCCCAGCAGCGCCAGGCGTTGATGTGGCCTCCGGTGACAGCGTGGTTAAGTTGACCTGCGTACCGCCAGCTGCTAGCTACGCCATCGCCAAGTACGTGGCCGTGCGCGAGGGTCAGGCCGTCGAATCAGCCACCAACCTTATCAGGGTGCCGGTGGAATGGCGCGGCGCGGCCACATTCGAGGTCTCGGCAGTTGACGTCTTCGGCAATCGCGGCGCTGCTACCACAGTCACAGCAGCTATCGAACCTCCGAAGATTTTGGCGCCAAGTGCTTGGGTAGAGAACGGGCTGGTTAAGGTACGCTGGCGCCCAATCACAGGCACAATGCGTATCGACCGCTACACCGTGGGCGCTGAGGGCGTATCGAGTGTCCTGGCCTCTGCCGGCGCAGCTGATTTGCCCGCTACCTGGGTGGGTGAGAAGCAAGTCGTTATTACAGCGTACGACTCGCTGGGTCAGTCCACACAGGCCACTATTACCGTTACCGTCCCTGTCGTTGGAGCCCCGCAGGTTACCTACGAGTTTGATGGTGCCAACTGCAAACTGAACTGGACGATCGGGGCCAACGAGGCGGCTCGCACGGACTACTACCAGGTAGAGGCGGACGGGCAACCTCCGATGCGGGTAGACGGTACATCCGTAGGCCTTCCGGCCAACTGGCTAGGCGCGCGCACGATTTACGTGGTGCCCTGCTCCGAGAAGGTTGGTCGAGGGCAACCGGGCTCGGTTATGGTCAGCATTGCGCCGCCACAGGCACCGACACTGTCCTTCGAGTTCGTGGGTCGGAACATCAAATTTTCGTGGAGCACGGCTAAGGGCTCGCTGAGAGTTAGCGATTACGTGTTAAGCGGCGCGTCCACAGCAACAACAGTCGATCAGTCGGTAATCCTACCCGTAGGTGCCGACACGGTAACTTTGGGGGTTGTTGCTAGAGACCTCGCCGGCAACGTGGGGCAGGAAGCGCGCCTCACGGTTCCGGTAGTTGCACCGCTGAGTCCAGTAGTCCGGGCTAAGGTGGTCGATGGGGTGGTTCAACTCACCTGGACACAGGCCCAAGGTTCGCTACCTGTAGAGTCCTGGGAGGTGTTTGGGGAGGGTATTGAACTTCAGTCGGTTAGAACTAACTCGGCACAGGTTGTTGGCAGCTGGCTGGGGGCGAAGACGCTGAGCGTCGTCGCACTAGATTTCAGGGGCACCAAATCCACCCGGGCAGACGTTACAGTAACGCTGACAGCCTCGGATACCACACTGGCGCAGCGCATCGCAGCGCTTAACGCTGAGGTGGCGGGTAACAAGGCTAGCGTGGATAGCGCAGTTGCCAGTCTGACCAGCAAAGACTCAGCGCTGGCTCAGCGTGTTGACCAGGTAGAGGCGCAAGCGGCTACAGGCATGGACGCGGTCAATCGCCGCGTGGCCACCGTGGAGACCAAAGTAGGCGAAGCTGCTACGGCTAGCGACCTGAGCACCCTGTCGGCTCGCTTGGCCCCGGGCGGCGATGTCCATCAAAGTATCCAGGGCAAAGCCGAGAAGGCTGAACTCTCCGCGGGCATCACTGACCTGCAGAAGGCTATCGCTACGGCGACTGAGTCTGCCGCCAGCCGTGCAAGCTCGATAGAGGCGCGGCTGAGTGCTGGTGGTGACGTCAGCAGCGCAATCGCTAAAAAGGCTGACCAGGCGGAGCTTAACGCTGTCAACGAGCGCGTGTCTGGCGCGCTGACACGCCTCGACGGTACTGCAGCAGCTTCGGACGTGGCAGAGCTACGTGCGACGGTTAAGCTGAAGGGTCGCAACATGCTGGATCTTTCCAGCTGGATTCCTGGCCAGCCGATGCCAGCCCACTACACACCGAATGGGACGCTGGCGGAAAACTCTATCGTCTATGAGAGGGGGCCGTTTGGCGAGACTATCCCGATCTGGCGCGGTGTGGCCGACGGCCGTTCTGACGCCGACGGCGGGTGGGACCATACAGCGCTGCCGATAGACCCAACCAAAACCTACAGATTTACGGTTTGGATTAAGCCAGTCTCCGGGGTAGGTCAGGCATTTCTGGGCACAAACAGCGCAGCGCGTATTGACGATGGCTTTGTGGATTGGAACCCGTACTTTGTCATCGCAATCCACGGGCCGGAGACGCGGGCGCTGAAAAACGGACGGTGGTACCTGTTTGTAGGCTATCGCCTAGCAGCTTCCTACACAGGTACAGATCCAAACCTGTCTGCGGTGTATGACGGGGCCACCGGCGAGCTTGTAAATCACCCGGAGATTTCTAGATTCAGCTGGCGATCGCAGCCTACTGATACGACCATTGGGTACCGGACATACCAGTACTACGCCACGGCCGGAGCGGAACAATGGTTTGCGCTACCGCGCCTGGAGCTGGTAGACGGCAACGAACCCTCCGTAGCAGAACTCCTTTCGGGCGCTGCCCAGGATGCTGTGCGTGCTACGGTTCGCCGCGTAAGCGACGTCGAGGCATCACTAGCAGGAAAGGCAGCCGCCACGGATGTAACCGCCCTTGCGGCCAGCGTATCTGCAGCACAACCGTCAGGCGGTAACCTGCTGCAAAACAGCGACCTCGCGGTCAACAAGGAAGGCTGGACTTTCTACGCTGAGAGCCCGAGCGACTTCGACATGTCCCAAGTGGGCCGGGACACCAACCCAAGCTACATCCCCCACGGCCGGCATACGCTGGTGATGAGACAGTTCACCGGATCGCAGACCCCAGGCTCCTGGTATGCAACCGTCCCGGTAACAGCCGGCGCCAAGTACATGTTCAGTGTGTACTCTAGTGAGCATCGCGCGGGCATGTACTTTCAGCTTGAGTGGTGGGACGCGAACAACACGTATATTGGATTGAGCAAGTCCCCGGAGTTTCTGGATAGCGCAGAGCCAAACGGACAGGCATGGCCGTGGCCGCGGCGATACCATTCGTTTACAGCACCGGCAGGGGCCGTGAGAGCCTTTGCTAAAATCTGCAAAGCCCGGACGAACCCAGGGCACGGGGATTCGTGGCTGTTTCTCTGCTGCCCGAGCTTTGAGCAAACCAACGCGACGGTTCCAGGCCCGTACAAGGCTGGGTCGGAGGTCGTTGGCCTCGCTGCGACGTTCAGCGCCGCACTGGACCGGATCGGTCACGTAGAGAGCAATGTCGCTAATAAAGCGGCAGCGTCTGACCTGCAGCAGCTGTCGGCTCGCGTCACAGGCTCTACAAAGAGCATCGTCGTGGCGGGTACCCCGGACAAGTTTTACCCTGTGGGCATTTACGCAGAGGGCAGCTCCGGCGCTGTTACTAGGTCATGGCGCGTATCGCGCCCAGCTGTCCATGAGGACGGGACGTGGCTGGGCTCTTATGTTGCAGATGTCGTAGTTCGTACATCAGATTGGGGTAACGCGCCGGCCAGTCTCATCTCGGTGCATCAGCGCGGAGGGGGTGGTACTTACCCCTGGGGCTTGGGCGATGTTCAGCCGTCGTACCACACCTTTGTAACGGTCCTCCATCTTCGCGGGGGTATGCGCCACACTGTAGAACTGATGGGACCTTCGGACGTAATCCGGGTTATAGACCCAGGCGCAGACGGTATCTTGAGGACGTACGCAGATAAGGAGAGCTACGCACCGATTACTGAGGCTCAGGCGCGGTTGAAGCCCTACCTTAACAAAGACTGGCGCCCAGACGGCACGCTGGCCAAGGAGAGTGTGGAACTACTCCCGCAGGCGCTGAATGACATCTCGGCGCAGAACACTAGGTTGGCCAAGGCGGAGGCGGACATCAACAACCGCGCGATGGCCAGCACAGTTGAGACGCTTCGGGCCCAAGCGGGTCGGCGTAAGAGCTACCGACTGGCAGCTTGGGGGAATAGCTACGACAACAGGTACGGAGGGAATCTCGGCTGCCTCTATGCGGAGGACGGTACGATACTCTCGGGGTACGGGAGGTCTTATGCAGTAGTAATATTTAACCCTGACGGTACCGTGCTCAGCGCTAAACCGTTTGATGTCTGGGGCAACGGGGAGGTACACGGCAACGGCGGCGCTGCCGAGATGGCGACGTACCTTAACGCTATCCCCCTAGGCACCCTCGTGATCATCTACTCCAGCGACGAGCCCTCGGGTAGGAGGCAAACGGGGGGACTTCAGGAGGCGATCCTCCGCTGCGGCGGGACGGAGGCAGTATTCGCTCGCGGTAACGGTACAGGCTTTCACGGACGCTCTGTATACATCTTGATTGGTAGGGTTAGCGGCAAACAGGGGACAGCCTTTGAGGCGTACCGAGGAGACTTTGACAACGACCCTGCGGCGTTCATCTCGGTCAGCTTCGACATCGTAAACGGTGAGTTTGTGGGCATCAGCCCTGCGCCAGGCACTACGGCCGGCGCGGTGCTTAATCGCGTCCTGCAGGTAGAGGCCACGGTCGCCGGCAAGGCCGCAGCAACTGACGTTGCGTCGCTGCAGGCTCGTGTAGGCTCGGCCGAGGCCACTGTCACCACAACATCGCAAGCGGTCGCTGCTCTTGACGGTATGGTTAGCGGTAAGTGGGCACTCGCTGTTGAGGCTTCCCTGGCTGACGGACGCCGTAAAGTGCTTGGTGTGCAGGCGTTCAACGACGGCACGGTCTCGAAGCTGGCGATCTCCGCAGATCAGCTGATCGTACAGCAGACGGGCTCGGTGCTGAACGTAGACCCATACCTCCAGGACAAGGCTAGCTGGCTGCCTCGGGCAGGCGCCTTTGAGATCGTCCAGGTCCAGGACGGTCGCGTGGGCGACTCGGTACTCAGAAACACGAGCCCCAACGCTGAGGTGTGGGGCGGTGTCCGCATTCCGTTTGATCCGAATAAAACCTACCGCGTCAAGGCATGGGCTCGGGGCCGGGCGTCGCCAAACGGAAACCTATATGTCGGCCTGCAGCTGCTTGACTCGTTTGGGCAGAATATCCAAGGTAACGGCACGTTCTGGTACACCTCGATCACTCCGGTGGGAGAGGTGTGGCAGGAGCTGACGGGCTTGATCGGCCCCGGCCAAGCCCTGACCCCTCCGGCCTCCGCAAAATGGTTTAAGCCAATCCTACTTCTCAACTACGGCGGGACAGTAGGCCAGACCGAGGTTCAGGCGTTCGAGGTTGAAGAGGTGATTCCGGGCACCCTGATTCAGGGTGACACCATCACGACGCGACACATTGCCGCCAGCGGTATCCAGTCGTTGGACTTTGAGCCAGGTAAGAAAGGTTGGAGTATCCGCAAGGACGGGGAGGCCGAGTTTACCTCCGCCGTATTCCGGGGGCGCCTGGAGGGCGCGTCCGGCACGTTTGCAGGGCGACTCGCTGCGGGTACCCTAGACCCCGCCGCCTTCGGGGGCATCACGCTGGAGTACCGTAACCCTGGGACTTACACCATTACGGTGCCGGATCGTCCCGAGTGGTCCTCGGTATCTGCTCGCATCGTAGTGATTGGTGGGGGCGGCGGGGGCGGCGGTGGCGCTAACCCTGAGTACGGTCCGGCGCTCTCGCACTACTACTGCGTAGGATCGAACTTCTCACCCAACAGCGGCGCGTGGACCTCGGCTGTTGACGAGAGTGCTTCAGGGGGATCTGGCAAGGACGAGCGCTGGACCATTACTTGCACACCTCAGTATCAAACTGTCCAAACGGTTCCGTATCGTTCCGGCAACCCTGGGGCGACGGGGGGCATCACTATCGCGGTGCTATCGAACCTTCAGCGCGGCTCCCAGCACCAGATTACCGTCGGCGGTGGCGGTGGCGGAGGTGGAATGGGCGCATGGGGCGGTGGCGGCACAGGTAGTAGCGCGCTGGGCTACAGCTCCGGTGGGGGTGGTGGTGGCGCACCTACGGCGGTATACGGCACGTCTACGCCAACGCAACAAACCCCCTACTCCAGTGGCTTCGGTGGAGGTGGCGGTGTGAGTAGCGGTAATGGCGGCGGCCACGGAGCTGTCCTGATCGAGTTCTACGACCCGAACAGTGTTGTGACCAATACGAAGTATCAACAACTCCTAAGCTGGCTGGAGAGCCGCTTGGGAACTGCACCGGCAGGAGTACGGTAATGGGTTTGAAGTTGGATGTTGTGATCTACAACGGGGACGTGCTGGGCTACCACTGCGTTGGGGAGTTTTCGGAGGATCTGGTCAGCGGCCGTCGGGAGGTGACTTTCCTCTCATACACCTCCAAAGAGGCCAAGATGAACTTTGAGATACCTAGGCAGAAGACTACCATCGAGTACGCGCCCGAGCCCGGGGAGTCCAACCACGCGGCAGCCTATCGAAGCATGATGCTGCAGCCTGGATGGTCAACAGCGATTTCCGACGAGTAGTCCACCACACCAAGCCCGCGATTGCGGGCTTTTTAATTCATCAGTACAATGCCTTTGTACTTTTGAATCATACAATTAAATGGTGATGTCATGCATACGCTTTACCCCGTCAAGAGTCAGATCGCGCAGGCTATCCAAACCATCACCTTCAACCTGGATGGCTCGCTGCTGGTAACCCTCGCGCTGGGCACGGTCACGAAGGCACCTACCGGCGAAGGTGACGCGACGCGTGACGAGTTCAAGCCGCTTCACACCAACAGCTTTATGGTGGCGCGCAACGAGATCGACGCCATGGCTGCCAAGGAGCCGCAAAAGGCCGATGAAACGCTCCAGGACTTCCTGTACCGCACGGCGCTCCGCGCCCTGCAGGAATCCGGCCGAGCGCCGCTGTAACCATGAACGTGGAAGCTTTAACCCAAGCGCTGACCGCGCTCGCTTTGGGCGGCACATTCCTGTACGGGTTGTACCGCTTTGTGCGGGTTACCCATACACGAGACGACCAGCTCTACAACCGCGTGGTAGCCCAGCTGGAGACCGCTGAGGCACGCGACAAGCAGATGCAGACGCAACTGCAGGCGGCGCTGGCCACGCAGGCACAGCTGCAGTCGGCGTTGTCTGACGCGCAGACTGCCAATCGCCAGCTGACCCGCGAGAGCCTGGCCGCTCACGAGCGAATTACCGAGCTGACCGAGAGCGTAAGCAACCTGCGCCACACGGTCGCATCACTGGAACGTGTGATCGACGCCCTGATGGAGGTCGTCGCTGCGGCCAACGACGCTGGCGTGGTGATTCCCCCGGGCGTGCGCAACATGCTTAGAGATCATCGTTTCGCACGGGTGGCCGATGACATCGAGCACGAAGGGAAACTGACAATTGATCATCAAACTTAAACGAGAACCGTCCAACGCCGAATGCACTTTCGGCGTTTTGACGACTTCCTGCGGCTTCAAGTGCCACACCCTGGAAGACATCGTCCGCCCTACCAAGATCAAGGGCCAAACGGCGATTCCGGCTGGCAAGTACCAGGTCGTGGTGACCATGTCGCCGCGCTTCAAGCGCGAACTGCCCCTGCTGTTGGCGGTGCCGGGCTTTGAAGGTATCCGCATTCACCCAGGCAACTACGCCACCGACACCGAGGGCTGCATCCTCCCGGGCATGAGTCGTGGCCAGACCAAAGGGCGATTTGCTGTATTGAACAGCCGCAAGGCTTTTGACGAGCTGTATGTCCGCATTCTTGCGGCGATCAAGCGAGGGGAAAAAGTTGAAATCGAAATTTGTTAAGCTGCTGCGCTACCTGGTAGCCCGCCGTTTTGAGCTGTCCACCCTGCAGGGCAGCATCGTCGCCGGCGCTGCCGCGTTTGGCTACGCACTGAACCCTGAGCATGTTGCTGCCTATCTGCAAGGCGCGATTGCGGTAGCTGGCTTCCTGGGCGTGGTCTGCCCGGACACCTTCGGAGGCACCCAAAGTGCTGAAGATCCCGAAGCTGTTCAGTAAGTTCAGCCTCCTGGGAGCCGGCCCGATTAAGAGCTGGCTCCTCTTGGCTGCTGCCTCGGTATCTTCCGCGGCACTGGCCGCGTCTATCGCACTGGCTTGGTACACGCCGCGCTATGTTAAGGCGTCCGTGGCGCTGAATCAGTGCATGGAGGTGGAGGCGACCAGGTTGAAGACTGAGAGCGCCGAGGAGGCTAAGCGTCAGCAGCGCCGACTGGACGTACGGGACAGTAAGGCGGTAGCTGATCAGCAGGACAGTAAGGCCGTCCGCGAGCGGGTTATCTGGAGAACCAAGTATGTTACGAGCCCTAGCACTCTGCGCTGCAACACTGATCAGTGGCTGCGCCTCCACGACGCCGCAGCCCTCGGAGCCAGTCCGTATCAGCTTGCCGAGCTATCTCCTGAAGGTATCGCCCCCGTTGGAGACGCTGAAATACTCGACGTCGTCACCCGCAATTACGACACCTACAGACAAGTAGCGCGCGAACGCGACGCCTGTCGCGCTGAGTTGGCCACAGCCTACGGCCAGACCCTGATGCCGTAGGTATTGGTAGGGAAAAAGAAAAATGCCCCGAGAATCTTGACTTTCTCGGGGCATTCGTCTTTAATGAGCGGCATTGGTGTTTCGAGACCTCACTCTCGTCGCACGAGCACAAAACAGGTTGGCGCCTGAGATGTGTACAGCTTTGCTAGCCCAACGCACACCGTTAATTATACGGGGTTCGTCCGTATTTGCAAGCTCTCGTAGCGATTTTTTACCTCGATTCACCGCCAAAATGGCGGTTTTTCTGTTTGTAAACAGGCGTTTAGAATTTTAACCGCATGTCATCCAGCAGCCGCCGACAGGCGGCTTTGTTGTTTCAGCGTCAGTAGCTGTGGGTCGCCTGGACCTGTGTGATGGAAGTTAGGGCACTGCACGCCATAACTTCGGGGGCAACGCGCCAGACTGCTAAACCGTCTCGGGCCTCACACAGCTGCAGATCATGCGTCATAGCTTACGTGCCTGAAGCCCGCCTACGCGACCACCCGCACGCTGCTATCCCGATCCGTCTGCAGACAGGACCGCGCTATGGATGAGGATTCACACTCAAGCGCAGCGGATAGGCGAGACTGACGACCCGCGTGTGAGGAGGCTGATACTCCGAACGTCAGAGCATCGTGGCGCATCAGCGCGACCACGGCCCCTAAAGGTGTATACCCGGGACCCGCCCTGGCTGCCATAACTTGGCGGCTAAGGGTAGGCTTTGCCCATCGGTGGGGAGGCGTAGGGGATTACGCTCTACAGGGGACCTTAAATTTGCGCTTACAGACCGTAATACCACTTGTCCACAGGCAGGTTTAGGAAAGAGATATAAACCGTAAAAGCCCTAGCGCCGTTTGGCAGAGACTGCCGGAGGCGGTCGTTACATCCGATCACGTCCGTACGGCAGGCAATAAAAAACCCGACCGAAGTCGGGCTGTTCAAAGGTTGGCCGCAATCAGAATTTCTTGCCGCCCGCCTGCTTACGATTCTCGGGCTTATGGTCAGCGCGCTGCTGGTTGTAGGCCATCTTTTCCGCGATGGCACCGCCGAGATCCAGACCCAGTGCGCCGGCCAAGTCGGCAATACGGATGATGGCGTCGGCCAGCTCGACCTCGACCATCGGACGGTGCGGCAGTTTGTCGTCCATCAGGCCGCGCCGGTAACCTTCCATGGCTTCGGACACCTCGCTGTGGATAAGGCACAGCTTCTCACCGACGATGTGCGGACGGTCCACCAGAGGCTCACCGGTCGCCAGGTCATGCCACCAGCCGGCTGCCAAAGAGGCGCCGTGTGCCTGCTGTACCAGGATCTCACCCGCCAGTGCGAGGCTGTCTTTCTTCAGTTGAAATTGGAGTTCGCTCATCTCATAGCACCATCAGGACTTGATCTTCTTTCACCATCAGCAGGCGCTCATCGCCCTGCTTCACGTTTGTACCCGCGTGATTGGTAATCACCACGGTGTCACCCGGCTTGATCTCGGTGCAACCCGGGTAGACGTCTACCACCTCGCAGTGGATGGTATCGTTCTGGGCTTTGTGACTGGCCAGAACGATGCCGCCCTCACTGACGCCGCCGAAGGTATCAGGCTCTTTGACCAGGATACGGCCGTTGATAGGTTTGATCTTCATCTCATACTCCGATTACGTTGTCACACACCGACTCGGTGGTGGGCTCGTGCGTGACGATAAAAATCTGGCCGATGTTCATGGCCAGCAAGAAAGACAGGGCGTCGCGTTGGCGCTCTGCATCGCAGGCACCGAATGGCTCGTCGAGGATCATCAGCTCCACGCCCGGGGCGAAAATCTTGAGCAGGGCCACGCGGATGGCCAGACCGAGCATGTCGATGGCCGAGCCGCTTAGGCTGTCGAATGGGTGGCCGTTGACGGTGAAGCTCTTATCGACCTTCTTCACATCGCTGACCTGGTTGCGGCTGCGGCTGAGGTACTGCGTCACGGCCTTGAGGACCATGTCCCACAGACGGTTGGCCACCAGTGGACGGGCGCGGCGCAGCGAGGAGATCAGCTCATCGTTGAAGGCTGCCTTGGCCAACGTATCTTGGGCGCTCTCGATCGACTGCTGCCAGCCGGCGATCTGCATCTCCAAACGCGCAAGCCGGCGCTCGGTCTCGGATGCACGCTCCGCGATGACGGCCGTGTTGCGCGAGCAGGCGCCCCACCGCTGCACAGCCTCAGCGGCTAGTGTGCGGGTCTCTTCTACGGCATCGAGCGCAGCTTGGCGCTCTGCAGCCGAGCCCGCGTCCTTCTTGGCCAATACATCGCGCTCGGCTACTTCGTCGGCAATACTGCGAATCAGATCAAGACGCCGAGCGGTCAGGGTTTCGAGGTTCAGCACAGCGACGCGCTGATCCTCTGCAGCACGCTGCCGGCGAGCGATCTCGTTGCGCAGTTGTTGTACGTCTGGGGTAGGTTCTTGCTCGCCCAGGGACTCAAACTTCGGTGGCCACACGTCATCGGAGGTCCGCACCAGGTACTGGCTATCCGGTACGCGGTGGGTCGCCAGTTCGCGCAACACCTTCAGGGTGTGCTGGGCGTCCGTCATGCGGGCCTTGGCCCGGGCGATAACCTCCTGCAGGCGGAATATCTGGGCCTCAAGTTCTGTATTCTTGGCGACGGCCGCGGGTACCTCGCTGACGTCCAAGCCGCATATCGAGCAGGTACCGGCTACACGCATACCCTCGTACTTGGCCAGCTCCCGGGAGGCGTCTTGGGCCTCATCTCGAAGATTTTCAACGCGCTCTGCGTAGCTCTTACCCTCAACCACGAGAGAGTCGTAGCTACCCTCCCAAAACTGCTCGGGATAGGTTTTCAAGTAGCTGGCCAGCGTAACTCGTGCGACGTTGCGCGCGTGTACCTCGCTCGCTGCCTCAAGCTGCAGCTGCAAATCTTGGTAGCCGGCCGGCTCTGCGCTGGCCAGGTCTCTCGTGTGCTCGATCTTGATGTCCAGCGTTGAGAGTTCGCTGCGAAGGCGTTTAAGCTGTTCATCCGTCTTGGCCAACTGCCCCGAGTAGTCAGGTAGGGAAGCCAAAGCCGCCTGCGCCGCCTCTGCAGAGGCCGTAGCGGCGTTTTTAACGCCCTCCTCCACCTCCTGCAGGTTTGCAGCCTTGCGTTCAGCCTCCTTGATTCTAGGCAACTCCGCCTGCAGCTCTGCCAACTCCCCCTGAGACGTTTCGATGCTCTCCTGCAGGGTTTGCACTTGGCCACGCACTACGCCGGCGTCCACTGAGGTACCGTCTTGTACCCGCTGAATCAGCCAGTCGATGATGTCCAAGCCGGTCAGGCTCTCGATGGTGTCCACCGCCTTGGCGTTGGCCTCCTCCAGGATGCCTCGGATCTGACCCTGCTCCACAAACATGATGCGGCGAGCAATGGTCAGGTTGGCCAACCCGAAGCGTTCGGCCGAGGCCTTGTTGACTGGCCGCTGGCCAGTAACCAGCACCTCGCCATTGACCAGCAGCTCTGCGGCGTTCGGCGTTCGGGTGATCATGATCTCGTCACCGTTGCGCGCAACGAAGGTAGCCTCAACACGGCATTCACTCTTCTTGGCACCCCAGCGGACGAAGTCGTTATTGCGACAGAAGTCGGCACCACCCAGGGCGTAGAACAGGCCCTCTATCAGCGTGCTCTTGCCGGCTTCGTTGGCGCCACGAATGGCGGTGCTGCCGTTGTTGAAGGTGATGGTACGGTCATCGTACTGGCGGAAGTTCTTGAGTCGGAGGCTGGTTAGGCGCATTCGCGTTGCTCCAGGAGACGCTGGCAGAAGGTGATCTGCTCGGCGGTGAGGTGTTCAAAGACGAAGTCCAGCACGCTGTAGTTGGTGATCTCCTCACCAAGCCCGGACTCATCCATCAGAGTGCTGCCAATCTTCACGGAGTTCGTGATCACCAGCGCCTTGTGGCGGCGGCGTAGCATGTCGATCGCGTCTACTACGGCCTCGGCTTGGTCGTTGCTGGCCTCGCCTTCGATACGGATAAAACGCACGCCGGCCGGTACCTTGTCGGTTTGCGTCCAGTCGCAGCGGAAGAACTCGCCCTCGGAGTTCCAGGTTTCTACGGAGGCGACGCCAAGCGTTGCCTCGCCTGCGGTCAGGATCAGCGCGCGCTTGCTTGCATTGCCCAGGCAATCGCTCACCGACGTGGGGAACTGGTTGCCGATGATGACGACACCGTGCGGGCCGGTGGCCTGCTGGTGAACGTGGGCAAAGAAGGTGCGGCGGACACCGGCTCGATGCAGCTGCTCCATGCGCTCTGCGCTGACGTTCAGCGAGTGATCGGACTCGACGGCAAAGCCGTTGTCGTAGTTGGCGTGCAGGACCAGACCGGTCTCCGGCGCGTCGATAACGTCGTCTAACCAGGTATCAAAGATTTCCTGATTGGTTGCGTGTGGGATCAACCACAGAGGGCCAAAACGCTGAGGCTCACGAACCCACAGGAAGGGCAACGCTTCGGCACTACTCCCCGCGGAAAACTCCTCACTCAGGATGTGGCACAGCGCATCGAAACTGCCGTATTCGGTGCGGGTGGTATGAATATCGTGGTTGCCGCGCATAGCCACTACGGACAGGCCTCGGCCGATAGCGGCGCGCAGCATGTCGTAGGTGGCCAGCAGCACGCCGTAGCTCACCTCGTAGCCGTCGAACAGGTCGCCGGCGATCAGCAGGACGTTGCATTCTTGAGCTACGGCCTGATCAATCAGCGCCTGAAAGCGTGCCAGCGTGTACTCGGTCAGGGCTATGCGGCTCTCTGGGGTGGTACCGGCCTGCCGGCGTACGCCCAGATGGGTGTCGTTGATGACGAAAATTTTGTCCATGGTCACTTCCCGAAGCAGAGAAACGCGGTGTGGCGTGGGCGGGTCAGCGAGGTGTACACAGCTGTGTTGTACAGCTGCGCTGTCTTGTATCCCTCCATGTCCTGCAGGTAGAGGTAGGCGTAGTCGAAGGTGCCGCCCTGGGACTTGTGAGCTGTCATGGCGTAGACGTGCCGGATGTTGGCGAAGGCGTTTTTGAATTCCCAGGTCATCTGCAGCTCGGCCTGATACGTCCCGTCGGCTTTGAAGTAAGCCTGAGTGCCCCGCGCGAGGCGATCACGATCGGCCTTCAGGTCTCGAAGCTTCTCAAAGGCTAGGCGTACACGGCGAGCGGTTAGCGCTGGGTTGATGGAGGCAAACACCTCTACGCGCCGGTTTCTCTGCGTCACCAGCACCATGCGGTAGACCTCCTCCAGAGGGTACAGCGGGTGATGGCCGCGCTCGACCAGCTCGATGACGCACTCCTCGCTGGTGACCAGGTCGTAGTCTTCGCCAGTCACCAAATTGAGGCCGGTGTAGCTGTCTTGAACGATGCAGTGCTCGCCGGCGCAGAAACGCTCTGCGCTCTTGCCGTACAGAGCCTCATGAACGGTTTCGTTGATGTCCAGGACGGTAGCGTTGCGGTAGCACAGCGCGCGGGCGTCTAGCCCCTCTTGGCGCTGCTTGATCAGGGAATCGACCATCAGCTTACTGCCGACCATGCGGCTGCCCGGGATACGCGCTGCTAGGTCCAGCGGGTCAACGCGGGCGGCGCTATGTACAAAGTCGCGCATCCAGCCAGCTGCATCAGCCAGCGCGCCAGAGTAGCGCTCAGGTACGGACAGTTCCCAGACCATGTCCGGGTGCGGGCGGGAGAAGAACGGACTTCGATCGTTACCGGCTGTCACGGGGAGCAGCTGGCAGTCGTCGCCAACGCCCAGGATGAACGTGTTCTCGGCGCTGTTACAGAGGCGGTTGAGCATATGCTCATCCACCATGGAGGCTTCATCGCAGACAACGAGATCGAACTCGCTGACACGCGGGCTACCTGCCTCGGCAACGCTCTGCGTACCGTCCTCGTTCTCGGTCATGCGCAGGCCAAGCGCGCTGTGGATGCTGCGGTACTCGGTGGAGAGTACCGCATTGCCTGCGCGCTCCTGGATCTTCTGCTCGATGACGGATACGGCGCGGTTGGTGGGCGCGACTACCAGGATGTTCAGACCCTTGGCAGAGAGATCAATGATGAGGTCAGCGACGGTGAATGTTTTGCCGGTACCGGCTGGGCCGATGAGAACGGCCAGGCGCGCTGATGATAGGGTTTCGTACTTCTCTCGGAGGGCTTTCACCTCCTCCATGTGATCAAGAATCTGGTCGGTAAGGCCTTCGCAGACGCGGCGCTGATCTGCGTTTAGCTGGGGGCGTTGGTCGGTGCTCAAGTTGGAATCCCTATAGAAAAACCCGGCCGAGGCCGGGTACCGTCAACCCTGGAAGAAGGTCTTCAGAAGCGGGATTAATTTAACAGAACTTTCTATGCCGGACAAATCAAACGATGGATCTTCGTACCCAAAGAACATATCTATTGGGCAGAGACGCCACTGCTTTGTCGGGGTATGGAATATGAAAACACCTACGGCGCAGCCGGCCAGTGCTTTGCGCTTCAGCCGTGCCCGGGAGGGTGGCTCGAAGTTCTTGGCCGGTAGGCGGAATGCGTGGTCTACCTGCTTCACCTCAATGAAGAAGGCTCGACCCCGCCACCAGGCATGAAAGTCACCGGTTACGGCCTTGAAAACCCCGCCAGCTGCCCGGGCGTCGGGGTTTCGCTCGTAGTTGAACTGACCGTCAGCGAAGTAGTCCTCAAACGCCTTGAGCGCGTCGGACATAAGCTTCTCTGCCTGCTTGCCCTGCTCCCCGCGCCGGCGATTGCCTACCAGCCTGGAGTTGGCCGGCTTGGTGTTAACGGGTAGAGCGACACCGGTCATTTACCCTCCTCGGCTGCCTTGGAATCCGCGTAGATACTGGACGGTGGCATGTACCGCTGGCCCTTCTGGCGAAGTTCCATTTGATGGTAACCGCGGCACTCCTCGCTGCTGTCCGGGCAGTAGATAGCCCCGGCGAGCTGGTCCTGTTCGCTCAGGTCAGCGAAGCATCCGTAGCATAGCGTGCTGGGTACCAGCTCCTTCTTTTGGCCTTTACCTAGGGTCTGGCTCAGCGCCGCGGCGAGCATCTGCTGCTCATTGCGAGACGCCAGATCGTTCGGGTCAGAAATATCAGACAAGCTCAAGCTCCTCAAACCATTTCGGGTCACGTTCACGAAGTGTGCGTGCGGTACCGGCCAAAAGCTCGGGCGTCGGATGGATGCCGATCTCGATCAAGTCGAGGAAGTTCAGGCCGATACCGACGCTCGATTCCATGGGCACTTCCATGTCGGCGTACGGCATAACCATATGCTCATGGATTAGAGGTACCACGTCACACAATTCGTCAAGCATAACAGAGAACACAAGCTCATCGTGGATTGGTGCGAAGAACGCGATGTCGAAACGGTCGAGAATATCGGACCGCCAGATGGCACCCATGACCTGCTTGGTCATCTCCGCACAGCTGCCTTGAATGCGGTAGTTCACAGCCTGACGGTCGCCGCGCCGCGCCTCCCAAGGTTTGCCCCGATAGGCATCAGCCAAGTGGCGTCGGCCACCCATAAGCGTGCGGCTATAGCCTGCGCGACGCGCTTCGGGGATAAGCTCATCCTTCTTCCACGCTTCCGAGCGTTCGTAGGTGGCGTGCTTGGTGTCGATGTAGAGACGGGCCTCCTCTGGCGGCACCATGAGCGTACCGGCCAACGTATCCTCTTCTGCTCCGTACTCGGTGGAGAAGTTGACGGTCTTAGCCTTCTTGCGGAAGCCCTTGTAGGCTTTGTGCATCGGGTGCTGCTCATCATCCAGCGCCGCGGCAAACTCGGCGTATGTAATCTCCTGCTTGAGCTTCTGGATAGCGATACCCAGGCCGGTAAGGTGGTGAAGGTCTTTACGCTCCGCCAGCGGGCCGACGTAGCAGCTGAGCATCAGCGGGTCTTTCGACTGGTCGGCAATAACGCGCAGCTCCTGGGCGTTGAAGTCTAGCGAGACGATCACAGCGCCTTTGCGGTGCGGGCGGAAGCAGCGGCGGAACGCGCCTTTGTCTTTCGGCAACTGAGCCAGGTTGGGTTTGGACGGAGCAAAGCGGCGGGTAACGGTCATGCACTGACCGTAGTTGCCGTGGATTCGGCCAGTCTTCGGGTGGCGAAGGTGGCGATAAGGGCGGTAGTACATCTTGCGCAGGGTCTCGACGCTGCGCAGCGTGTGGATAGCGTTGATGACGGGGACCAGCTCCGGGCGCTCCTCGGCGTCGTAGAACAGCGCCGAGGCGATGGCCAGCGCGTCGGTAGATGGCGCACCCTCGTAAATGCCAGCCTTGCGCATCTCAGCGGTAGGCTTGTTCCGTGAGCGTACGGGCAGTTTCATCGTCTCATACAGCAGCTTGGAGATTTGCTTGGTGCTGTTGAGGTTGATCTTCGGGTCGCCGGTGTGGAAGCGGCGCAAGTACTTGTGCAGCGCCTCGGTATTACCGCTACGCATGAACTCGGCCAAGGTACCCTGCCCTGCTTGGGCTACCAGATCGAACAGCTTGGCAGGCGTACGTACACGGGTGTCCAGCTCCTCGCCGGTAGCGAAGAAGTACGCGGCCTTGATGTCCGCGGCGACAGCCATGTCAAAGGTCGGCATCTCGACGCCGTCCCATTTCACAGCTACCAGGTAGTCACGCAGAACAGTCCACGCGTCGTCCCAGCGCTTGGCGTCGGCACGCTCTTGCGCTGCCATCTCTTCCAGAGAGAACGCGGTACCACGCACGTAGCCGTAGGCGCAAAGATACGCTGCGTCCATCTCCACGCGGCGGTACACGCTTTCGGTTTTCTCTAGGGCCATGACGCGGCCGTAGTGGGTGGCCAGCGCTGTGGTAACGATCGTGTCGTCTGTACCGTAGGAGAAGACCTGCTCAGGCGTCAGGTCACGCATTTTGGCGTGCTCGCCGCGCTTGGCCTTCTCGGAGCGGGCGATCACCTCCTCGTAGGTTTCCTGCTGGTAATCCAGCAGCCTCGCAGCCTGATCCTTCAAGCCGAGGCGTACGTTCTCGTCTACGTACGAGGCGAGGTACATGGAGTCATCTACGCCTGGCAGGAAGCCGCGCGCCCAGCGTGGGTTGCCCAGGGTGAACTGCATCAGGTTGTTGAACAGTACCGGCAGCTCAAAGCTGCAGTTGTGGACGGTAAAGCGGGTGTTGGGGTTGACCTGGAGGATCTGGTCGAGGAACTGAAACAACTGTTCAGGGGTGATGTTCTTGTCGGTTTGGTGGCCAACGGAGAAATACAGGGTGCGGTTGGCATTGGGGCCGTAGGTGAGCCCCATACCGGCAAGCTGGGACGACATGACGTCAACACCCTTTGGGGCGTCTTCTTCGTCCTGGGAGTTGATAGCGCGCAGCCACTCGTCAGAGTCCTCGTCGGTAGAGGTCTCCAGATCGAGCGCCGGCTGCCGGCCGTTGGCGATACTCTGGAACAGGCCTGGGCTGGCCATGATCTTGTCGAAGTTGTCTGAGGTGACCAGCCAACGCTGCTGCGCGTAGGTTTTCAGGCGGTCGTCTAGGTGGGTCTCGCGGTCGAAGTTCAGGCAGATACCTGGTCGCCACATCAGCGGCGCGCGTGGCGTGTTCACGCGCTCGGGCATCAGGTTGACGACGCGCCACGACTGGTAAATTTCGGTAGCGTTGTCAATGATTTTGCGGAATGGTTTGAAGTACGGTACATCCTCCTCCAGCAGCTCCAGCTGGCGGCGCTCGACGTAGCCGGCCAGGCCGTCCAGACCATCATCGTCCAGGACGGTGAGAAGCTTTTCCCAGGCCACGGGGCCGAAACCCGGGCAGCCCTTGACGGTGTCCGAACTGTCCCCGACCAGCGCCTTGTACAGCGGGATAAACCGTACGTCGAACGGGCCGTAAGGGTTAAATTCCGCCTTAGTAATCAACTGGCTCTTGTAGAGGTGGCTGACCTCGGGACCGACGAGGGTGTGGCCGTCGCCGTCGTTCATCCAGATGGTACGTTGGCCGGAGAGGTTTTTGGCCAGGTACGCGACGACGTCGTCTGCCTCTACGCCGTCTTGGGTGACGAATGTCGAGCCAAGGCTGCGGAAGCAGCGCTCCAAGGTATCCAGCATCTTGGCCAGCTCGACTTCCCACTCAGGAGGCTTATCCGGCCGGCTCTTATACCCGGGGTAGATGCTGCGGCGCAGGCGGGCGCCGTCGTTACCTTCCACGACGAAAATCAGGTCGTAGGGTGTGACATCCAAGAACTCCATGGTCGAGATGATGGAGTTCAGCGCGTTGCGGACGCCATACTCTGCAGGGTTGATACGATGCTGCTTACCCTCGAACTCCACTGCGTAGGCATTCTCGGCAACGCCGGCGCGAAGGCAGGCCGTCAGCACAGAGGAGGCGTCGATAATAACCGTGTGTTTAATCATGGATCGCTGCCTCCAGCTCGGCCGACAGCTCCGCTAGGGTGCCGACGTTCAGCACGACGCGGTCCCCCTCGCGCTGAGGTAGTGGGTCTTCTGTGGTGCCGTAGTTCACGTTCGCCGGCGCGTCGCGGCGCTGCGGCCCTGCCATATGAATCATCAGGCCGCCCATGTTTCTGATTGCCTGGGCTTCGTGCTCGCCACCCTTCGTCGCGCGAACGTCATCGACCATAATCGGGCCGGTCCAAGCCTTGGCCTCTAGCGTCCAGCGCTTGATCCACAGATCAGTCCCGAATACATCCTTCAGCGTCTCACCCACCCCGACGAACATCTGCCGAGGTGTAAGGCCCCAATAAGGGTGTGTGAGGTTCTTGTGATCGTCCTGCAGCCACTCAGGGGACAGGCCGAATATCTCGGCTGCCGCGCGCTTGATCGGGGCGGCAAAGGGCATTACGCGCATGCCGTAGCGCTGCGCCAGCATCGCGCCAGCCGTACTCTTGCCTACACCGATTGGGCCTGCGAGGCCGATCACTGCGTATCGTAGGGTTAGGTTTTTCATGTTGGGTCGTCTTCCAGCATCTTGATGACGTAAGGCAGCGAGTAGTCCGGCGATTTGGCCAGTGTGTTGACCACGCGGCGCAGGCTTGGAAAGTCTCTGCGGGTAATCGGTACACCAATCAGCCGGTCAAATTCGCGTTGGGTGAGCGGGGTGGGAACAAGAAGGGATCGGAGGTACTGTCTAGGGTGCTGGTCGGTTTCCCAGCCGTTCAGCAGGTTGCAGGTCACGTACCAGGAGCGGAGGTCCGGGGCAGGTCTCAGCAGGCGCTCGGCGCGCGCGTAGTAGATGTACTGGAGCGCCATACGCTTTACTGGATCTCGCTCAGCCTGGTAGAGCGTGAAAGCAATACCCTGGGCTGTGTCGGGTCTCGGGCACTTGAAGTCCTGGCGAAGCCATCGAGCGTGACTCCGCGTCGGTGCGCTACCCCACAGCAGTTTTACGGTGGGGTAGTCACAGCCGCTGCCTCGCGCCCAAGTGTCGATAACGCCAAAGCTATCGCTGGCTTCCAGCAGGGGCAGGACTTTCGCCTGCAGCTGCAGATCGTCTGGCCTCAGTCCGTGCATCTCCAAGAACTCAAACGACGGCAGCGTCCAAACGCCGTGCGTCGCTTCAGTCCCTGGCTTGACCAAGTCTGAGACTAGGTCCAAGGCACCCTCTAGCTTTAAATCCGACATCCCGCCTTCTTCATCGCCGCGATGATGCGGCTATCCGGGTTCTCCGTTTTGTTGACGTACCAGTCCACGTAGGCAGGGTCGTTGTCGCGCAGCCACTCGAAGGTCTTACCCTTGTTCTTGCCGAATGGCATCTTGGTCGGGAGCGGTTCGACGGTAAGCGCTTCCCAGGCGTAAGGCATGCGTAGGAACTTGGCCAGCAGGCCTACTGTGTTGGCCGTATCGAAGCCGGCGCGGTGCGCTGCATCGGTATCTGCGGTATAGGGCAGCATGATGGGGTCGCCTTCGCGCTCGAAGTGGGCGACCATCTCCATCAACTTGTGAGAGATGTCTGGAAACATCGCCCGACTGGCCCACAGGGTATCGACATAGCCCTCGGTGGGCTCCAGCATGGTCAGGTAGCGCTTGTCGAAGCGTACGTAGTTGTGGCCACCCACGTAGTCAAAGGTCCCTTTCAGGCTTTGGCTGTCGATGTAATCTTCTAGGGTGGGGGCGTTGGCCACCATCTCGTCGGTAATGCCGTGGAAGGCACTTACTGCGGCGGGAATGGGTACGCCGGGATTGATCAGGGAGGAGCCAAGGGAAAGTACGCGCAACTCCAGGGAGTCGAAGTTGTACTCGCACAGGGCGTAGGCGAATTCGCAGACGCGATCAGCCGGGCTCAGGCCGGTAGTTTCAGTGTCTGCGATCAGGATGGTGGTAGAGTTTTTCATGTTGGCTGCCGTCAGTTAGCAAAAAACCCCGACCGAGGTCGGGGCTTCCATCCGTAGGCGTTAGGCCTGCGGAACCTGAGAGAAGGTGAAGAAGTAGTAAGCCTTGGTGCCGGCCTTGCCCTTCTCTACGCTGACGCGAACGGTCGGCAGAGAGTTGGCTTCCTCAATCTTGCCCAGGGCTACGCGGCGAGCATGGTTCATCATGTGGCGAGTCCAGCGGGCGCGCGCCTGCGGGGAGCACTGAATGCACACGATCTCGTCTGCGTAGAACGGCTTGTCGGAGTTCACCACCGCGCCGTACAGGTTCATGTACTCGCGGATTTCCGCAGTTTCGTAGCCTTCTTGCTTCAGGTAGGTTACATAGTCTGTGCAAGGGCGACCGTTCCACTCATCCTTGGAGGCGATGACTTTGCCGTCGGTACTGTAGCGTGCCAACGTGGTAGGCGCTGCGTCATCATTCGGGGTGATGATGTAGCTGTCAGAGAACGACATAACCTCCAGGTCCAGGAATGCACCTGCTTCGAGATCGCCGTCGGAGCAGATGATGCCGGCTTCGATCTTCACGCGCGGGAAAGTGCCGAAGTCGATCGAGATGCCGCCAGCTGCGAAGGCGTCTTTCAGACTGGCCAGACCGGTATTCAGCTGCAGCTTGCTGATTGGCACCAGGGCGGCTTTCACTTCTTCAGCCTTCACGACCGAGGTAGTCTCCGCAGTTTCCGCCTCCGGGGTTTTATCCGCCTCCGGCTCCTCTACGCGAGTCGCTGTACCTTCCAGTACGTTGGTTTCCTTGGTTTCGCTGACCTCGTTAATGTCGTCGCCCAGACCTTCAAACGCACCAGCTTCCGAACCCTTGCCTTTAGCACCATCACGAACCAAACCCATAATCAGCTCCAAATCTATGTCATTGTCGTTTAAAAACAATGCCGCCCATGCAAAATGGCAGCATGGGCGGGATGTTAGGAGGGCTTGGCAATGCTGTCAACATTGCTGTTAAAGTATGTTTATGCTTTCAGGGTAGGTCGCAGTTGAAGTCTGGTACACCGAACTCTTGGAGGACCTGCAGAGACAGCCGGATTACCGTCAATCCGTTGGTTCCGCTCGGTAGCTGGGTATCATTCGGGTTGATGGAGACAAACGCCCGCCCTACGGCCAGAGCGTTGCGGAAACCCTCCACGTTCGGGAACATGGGTCGGTCGCCGCGGCGCGATGTGTGCTGGCGATAGGCGTCGTAGAAAAGCTCCAGGCAGATGTCCAGGTACTCGCGCGTCAATTCGTAGTGCTTGGTCGCTTGGACGGCGCTGTACTCCAGATGCGAGGAGGCTGCCATGGAAGCGAGGATGCGCATGATCTCTGGCGTGGACGTGATATTTGGCCAGCTGGATGGGTTCTTGACCGTGGCGTACATGTCGTCGAACTGATCCCCGAAGCGCTCATCGAACGTCGCCCGGAACTCCTTGGGCAAGCTCGCGCGGACGACCTTCTGGAACATGGCCACACCGCCGAGCACGATGCCGGCGTTATAGGTGATCCGGTCGTTACCTTCGCGGCCAAGGTGCTCCTTGGCAGTCGCTTGGGCACCCTCGAACAAGTCCATGAGCGCGTCTGACTTGGTCAATACGGCGTTGAGCATGTTGCGGCCAATGAATGACAGCGTGTCGATTCCGCGGTCAAACTGCTGGAACGCGTTGTTACAACCCACCCGATAGGATTTGTCGAACACCGCCGTGACGGTGCGCTCTACCAGCGCGGTGTCGTTCAGTCGCACCTCAGTGGAAAAAACGAGCGGTGTGGTCTTGGTTTCGTAGCGAAGCTCATTCCACTCGTTACGGCCGCTGTGGATGTCGCCACCGCCCCGGGGCGTTTGGAACGCCGAGGTGTAGACCTCGTGCATCAGCAGGAACATGCGCCGGCGCATGTCCTCGTTCATGGCGCTTTCCTTGTACTCGTCCAGGTAAAGCGGGATAGACGTCGAGCCCGTAAACAGCACTCGCCGGCCGTACTGTGTACCGTCGGTGGCCATGATCATGACCGGCCGGCTGCGGTAGTAGAACATTTTCATCAGCCGGATCATGGTAGCGGTCTTGCCCGAGCCTGATTCACCGGAAATCTGCAGCAGCGGAAACTGCTGGTACCGGTCGAACAGTAGGGGTTTCATCCAGCAGGCTGACAGCCAACCAAGTACACAGGCAAGCGTGAATTTGTTCCGGTTGATGTTCAGCAGCGCGTCGATGAAGTCGAACATCTTCTCCGGGGAGACCTCGGGGGCGACGTACACGTCACTGCGGTAATTACCGTCGCGGCTGCCGGACTCGCTGCGCAGCCGGTACCGTTGCTCGTCGGTGGCTGCCACGCAGCCGTACGGGGAGCCCCAAACCAGTTTGTGGCCGCTGCCGTTCTTGACCAGGTTGATGCCCTCTTTCGGTACCGTCAGGATCGGTGAGGACTGTAGCGCGGCGCCGGTGATCAGCGCCATCAGGCCCGCTGCCTGCCGGCTGTCCATTTCAGGGAGGATGGCGCCCTGGGCGGACAGGAAGCTTCGGGCACGGTCGCCGCTGGCAAATGCGGTGGCATCTACCAGTAGCTCCTTGCTGGGTATGCCCTGCAGCTTGCTGATGATCGAGAAGCCTTGGCTCTCTCCGGTCTCAGCGTCTACGACTTGCTCAACGCTGTCCGGGTCGAAGTGAAAATTGGTAACGCGGATGGGTGGGGTATCGGGTTTGGGCGATCTATAGAGCCCGTTGGGGCCGACTAGCAAGCCGCCAGTCAGGTCCCGCAGGGTATGCCCGGATGAGTGGTGTATGAGGTCAGCTTGAATGTCGGTGTCAAACTGGCCTTGGTCTTCGGAAATGGAGCGGATACCGCCCATCGAAAACTTGAATGTTGGGTTGCCTTCGATATAGGCAAAGATGCGGCGCAGCTCATTCCGCACCGATCGGGCGGACGGGTGGCCGTCGCCTCGGTAGTTCTGGATCAGGCCCTCGCAAGCGTCCAGGTGCTGCTCTAGCGTCTTTCCTAGGCCCGTGCTGATGATCGCCAGCTGCAGGGCTATCTTGTTGAGGCCCACGTCTGGTGAGAGGTTCCGGCCAGCCATCAGATCGCGCACGGCTTCTGGCCACTCACCCTTGAAGGACTTCAGAGCCTGGTCGCTTTCCTTGTCGGCCTTGCCCTTCTTCATGTGCTGCTCGATCTTGGCGCGCGTGGCCTCGAACCAAGAAGCCAGATCCAGGTTCAGAACTGGCGGAACCAGCTCGGGCCAGTCGCGGGGTGCCGAGCACAGCGCGTCGTATACCGGCGCACATGCGTCGATGCCCGCGTCTCGAAGCTGCAACAGCTCCTCGTACGAGATCGGTACCTTGTATTTGCCCGCCGTCTCACGCTCGACGTTGGGCGTTCGCCACATGCGCCCGCGCTTTGCTGAGTACACCTTGAGATCAAGGAACTCCGTGTACGTGATGTTGGCCAACTCCTTCCAGACGTGGGGAAGGTGTCGGTACACGCGGGTGCGGCCACTCTCGGCCACGAAAATCTCCAGGGGCACCTCAGCGTGGAAGCCCCGACCGCCTGTGGCATACAGACGGATCATGCGCGGGTCTACGCCGTATTCCTGCTCCATGATCTCCAGCCACCGGCAGACGGACTCCACACCCTCATGGATAGTGGAGCAGTCCCAGTCCGCGTAGAACGGGCCGCGGTAGCCGATCTTGGCGTAATCCTCAGCCGAAAATTCGTCCTCGACCCGGGTGTCCAGGTCGAGGACCGTTACATACTTCGGCGCGACGTCCGCGGTCGTTTTTTCTCGGTGCTCAGAGAGCGCCAATTGCCACCCGGATTCTTTGTCTCGGGCGTAGTAGAAGAAAAGTTTCATAGGCTGTCGGGGTAGTGGCCAAGCAGCGCTTGCTTCAGGCTGGCGTATGACGAATGCACAGCTTGCACAACGCTATCCTGCTGTTTGGCATGAATTAGGCGCGAAGCCTGCACTGTACCATTAGCAGCGCACACCCAGACAGTGGCGGGTTCGTCAGGGTCTGCCAGTCGGGTGGCCAGCTCGTTGAACCTCATAGACTTCGGCCGCTCTAGGCGACCAGCCGCCTGAGCCAGTAACTGCGGGGTTTTCGGGAACTCCAGGAAGATCGCGTGTGTGCAAACATCCTGCAGGCCATCTACCCCAACGCCACCGGATTCTGGATTCAAAACCAACACTTTTACCGCAGGATCGACGATGAACTGCTCGATGTTCAGCTGCTGCTGTGGCTTCGGCACATCACCGTTAACGGCCAGGGAGTGGATGCCCTTGCTGTACAGATAGTTGATGACGCTGGCGCTGGTTAGCTTGTAGTTGCAATACAAAAGCATTTTCCGGTGGCCTGTCTGCTCGTAGAAGTCCATCAGCACTTCAA